TAATCGCCTCGGGTGACATTGAGGCGGCTGGCCAGATTCGTGACGGTACGGGCACGATGCAGTCCATGCGCGATACCTACAACAGTCACAACCATCCGGAAAACGATAGCGGTGGCCCTACCGACTCACCTAATCAGCAAATGATATGAGTATTCGTGAACTACTGGCATCGGCCGATCAGATTGAAAGAGCTGTTGTGATCAGTCTATTTACCTGGCGCAGGGCCGAGGATTCTGACCCCGTTGATGACGATGAGCGTTATGGCTATTGGGGGGATGCGTATCCCGATGTAGCCCGTGATCGGATTGGATCCCGGTTGTGGTTGTTGCGCCGGCGTTCATTAACGACTGAAACCATTCAAGACACCGAGCGTTATGCCCGTGAGGCTTTGGCTTGGATGCTTGAGGATGAGGTTGTGAGTGGTGTGCAGGTGGATCTGGTCCGGCCAAATCCGACCAGGTTGGATTTATACGTGACGCTGACACTTGATGAGGGCCAGCGTGAATTGCGTTTTGACGATGTATTAGGGGTGATCAATGCCGTTTGAAGTTCCAACCTTGCCGGCGCTTGTGCAGCGTGCAAATGAAGATTTGGCGCGCGCAGGTATTGACGGTGTGCTGCGACGTTCGGACAGTGCGGTATTGGCACGCGTAATGTCTGGTGGCGTATTTGGTTTGTATGGTTTATTGGCGTGGCAGGCCCGGCAGATTTTGCCCGACACCTGCGATGAAGACATGCTGGCCAGATGGGCGAACCTAAAAGGTGTTCTGCGTACACCCGCGACGGCTTCCGCAGGTGCTATTGATGTCGTCGGCGCCGACGGTGTCATCGTGCCCGAAAACATGATCTGGCAAACCCGAGGTGGGCTGCAGGTTGTCGTGACACAAGATACCGTTATTGCCTCTGGTCAGGCTTCGGTCCCCGTTCAGGCATTGTTGGTTGGCCAGGCTGGAAACTTATCTGAAGGCGTGCAGGTGACGGCCATTTCCCCGGTTGCGGGTGTGACCGATCGCGCCACGGTGGCCGCTGGTGGTCTTGTTGGTGGAACTGATCAGGAGCCTATAGAGAATTGGCGGCAACGTGTTGTAAGGGCATTCCGGATACAGCCTCACGGCGGTGATCTGGAGGATTACGTTACTTGGGCATTGGAGGTGCCAGGCGTGACACGGGCGTGGGCACGAGGATCGTGGTTCGGTCCCGGCACGGTTGGCGTCTTTGTGGTGCGTGACAACGATGAAAACATCGTGCCTGATGCGCCCGAGCTGGCGGCCGTGCTGGATCACATTGAATCTAAGCGCCCGGTTACGGCTGAGGTTCAAGTTCTAGCACCAACGCTTTTAACGATCGATTACCAGGTGCGATTGGATCCGGACACTGAGGCGGTGCGAGGAAAGGTGGTGCAGGCCTTGCAGGAATTGTTTTTATCTGAGGCCGACCTGGGCGGAAGGCTGTATTGGTCGCATATGACAGCGGCTATCAGCAATGTTCCGGGCGAGTTGGATCACACGCTTTCGCAACCATCGGCCGACGTGGTGCCGCAGCCGCATGAGCTTCCTGTGTTGGGAGATATCACATGGCTGTGAGGTCTGAGTCTGATTACCTTTCTCAGCTGCGGCAATTGATGCCGCCCGGACCCGCCTGGGATCCGGAACTTTACCCACTGCCTGAAATGGTGGCGCAAGCCGCCGCTGCCGAGATGGCGCGGGTCGATGCGCGCGCAGCTGATCTGTTATCGGAAATGTTCCCCGGCACCATTCGCGAGTTGCTCTCGGATTGGGAGCGTGTGATGGGTCTGCCCGATGAGTGTCTGGGTCCGCTGTCATCAGCTGGGGAGCGTGTTAATGAGGTAGTGCGCCGCTTTGCGGAAGTAGGGCGACAGGACCGCGCATATTTCGAGGAAATTGCACACCGTTTGGGTTACCCGGATGCGTGGATTGAGGAGATGCGGGCGCCACGTTTCGGTGCCGCGCGCTTTGGGCGCTCCAGATTCGGCAGTTGGGACGCGCAATTTTTGTGGATTTTGCACTTAGGTGCTCGCCTGCCAGGCGGTACGCGATTCGGTATGGCTCGGTTCGGCGATCGCTTTGGCGCCAACCGTAATGATTTTGTGGAGTGCATCGTAAGGCGATACGCCCCGGCGCACACGATAGTATTTTTCGATTACGACTGAGGTAAATATGGATTACCCAAAAAGCGACCCAAGTGTAGGCCTGGTGAACGGGCTGTTTGTTGACGAGGACTCAATTACCGGCCAGCCAGGTTCACTCATTCCAGCTGCTTGGGCCAATGCCTTGATGACGGAATTGTTGACGGTCGTTGATCACGCCGGATTAGAGCCTGATGAAGAAGACAATACTCAGATCCTGCAGGCTTTGATTGAGGTTTTTGCAGCGCGGGAGGATTCGATACCGAAAGTAGCAACTCGGCCTGTTACTAATGTAGGTCCTGTTATCTATGTTGAAGATCAGATGACGTTGATGCACTGGGTATCCACGGCGTTTTTCACTGGGTATCGGTCACCGTTTTCCGGCAAGCTGGAGTTTGGCTGGACGCCAACGCCATTGCCGTGGCAAGTAGAGGCAATTGGCAATACTTTGAACGAGACGGATCACGGTGGCGTAATTGCACGTTTTCGCGAATCTGGGCTTACCGTTGCCCTGGGTAGTTGGGTGGCCGGAGAGTACAAGATTGCCGATATGGGCGGCGGTGAGTGGAAGGCGCCGGATATGCGGGATATGTTCCTGCGGTTTACAGGTACTGACGCTGACACTGCAAATGCGAGGATGCTGGGTTCAACTCAAGCATCCGCATTTGAAAGTCACGTGCACGGTCTTTTGGATGCAATAGACAACTCTGGCAATAGCAATTACCCGATCATTGCAGCTATGGGGGCTTCGGTGTCAGGTAACGCTGCGCCAACACAGCTCGCAGGTGGCACCGAAACACGCCCTCGAAACACGGCCCTTGTTCCGATCATAAATTTATGAATGGCGAAAAAGCTGAGTTCAATGGCCTTGTTTCCGACCCCGTGGCGTTTGCTCTTGAAAAACTAGCGTTCCATGTCGCTCCCGTGCCACCTGATGGCGCAAACATGCCGCCGCCTGCAACTGGTGCCTGAAGTAGCACGCCTTTCAACTCAATAGCTACTGGGCCGATCAGGTGAGATTGATTCGAACCTAACGTCCTTTCATTTGCAGGAAGATGTACACGTCGCTGCAAATGCAAGGACGTTAGGAAGCAAGCAGTTGGACGCTCTTCAGAACTTGACCGGCAGCTTAAGCAACCATGTTTTTTCAGGATCTTCCACAATCCCAGAAGGAGTATTTTCAGTCGGCGGTACCCTTGGGCCGACCTTTGCTTCGGGAGCCTCTGGCAATGTGCGGAATGTCGATTTTGACGCATCGAACATTGCCCGAACATCCACTGAAACCCGAGGACCCAATGCAGCTTTCTTACCATTCATAAATTTATAAAGGGAACTAAGTGCGTATGTTTCGGCGCGGTCTCCGCAGAGCCCGTATAGCTCGTTTGATGCCCTCCAGGGTTGCCTGCGCCATAAATAGCAGCCGCTCCACCGCCACCAACTGTGCTAACTGCGCCGTATAAGTCAGACGATACGGTAAGGTGGCGATGACTTTTAATCGTGTCATCTTTTTGCCCCCCCAACAACGTCGCATTTGCAGTGCCAGCGCCTGGAAAAATGCAAACATGAAAGACTTACGCTAGTATCCGAGGGCAATCAGAATCTATAAGGTGGAGACCAAGATGAAAACCAAAGCCTTTCACGCGTTCGAGCAAAAGTTGATTTACTTCGCAGATGATCTTGATCTGATCGACGTAATTCGTACTGGCATCATAGCTAATGAACTCACCGATAAACAATCGAATCGCGCCCTTCGGCATGTTGATGTAAAAAAGCATAAAAGCCTTGCTAGGCGACAAAACAGTAATGGAACACGGGTTCTTTTAATTAACCATCTCCGTGGCACACTCTACGCTGCATATATAAAGGATGTTTATGAGGAGGTCACACACTACCTCAGGACCATTCTAGAAAGAGCCGCAGAGAACGGTTTTGCAGCAGGCAGGATAATAGGTGAGCACTCTACGAAGCTGGATGCTAAGGTGATTCTAGCTGCTGGAACGTGGGAAGCCGTGGTGAAGGTTATCGCTGACGGTGTCTTTCAAGCTCTCGAAGCGGAACAAAGTACTCTAAAACTGTTCGAAAAAATATCTAACAAGCTGGCTCTTAATGTAGATGCAGCGATAATTCAGAAAGCTCTCCCTTATCTGGAGGTACGTCATTTTCTAGTCCATACCGACGGACGACTTGATAATGACTTTATGAAAAAGTACCCACATATCAAACATAAGAATGAGGTCGTCCAATTAGACTACGCTTTTATTAAGAAATTTCAAACATCAGTAATGGCATTAATTGCCGCCTTTGACGATAAAGTAGTTAGCAAAAAGATTCTCGCTGATATTTGCTTGCAGCCCTAGGAGGTGCCCAGTTCCTGGCACTGCAAATGCGCGGATGTTAGGTAGTTGGCAAATGGATGACTTCGAAAGTCATACACACGGCCAATTTGATCTAACGGTTTCG